TATCACAAATCATTAGTATGTTACTCCTGCTTCAAATTTTTTCCATTCAATGGCATTTTTAATATCCCAACCACGATTATCAACTGATTTAATAACCCCTTTGATATAATCTATTACTGTTTCTAAGTAACCAATCTTATTCTCTGCATTTATAATTTCTTCGTCTGCAGATATGTAAACTCCTAAATCTGTTTTAAGAACTCTAAGATCAAATGGCTTAGTTGCATATATTTTTGCATCAGCTTTACCACCATAATATTCCCACTTCTCACGATATAATCGTTTATAATCTCCTTTTGCTTTATACAAAAGAAGTTCAAATTTAGATTTTGCATCTAAATATTTAGCTTTTATTTCTTGGTTTTTTAGGGATTGTGTATCTAAGTGTTCATCATTTACTCTCAAGTCTTGAACAACTTGAGCTTTCAATTCATCAAAGGTCATTATTACTCCATATTATAAAGTCACTATCTCATATAATTTATAACGAAAGTCAACAGATGCTGTGAGATATTCAACATCTCCGACTTGTTGTGTGTAGTCTAGGCCAGATAAAGAAACTGGAAACATATCAGAATAACGAACTTCTACAATAGGATTATTTTTATTTGATAATATAGAAAGTGTTGCATCTGAATAAAAAGGTCTGTCAGCTGTTGGAGCTCCCACTTTACCTATATCAGTATTACCGCCAGTTCCAGTATTTGAAGTATTTGATGTTGAAGAACGAAAATTCGTAAACTGTGATCTACTTTGTGGAAAACCTATACCAACTAACCAATTGTGTAATTCAGTATAATTTTCTAAAAACTCATCAACTAAAAATGTTACACTTAAATTTTCAAATGTAATTTTATCACCAATAAGCGGAATATCTTTATATGGTGTTGGTATAACCAGTTCACTTAAGCTGATGCCAGGGATATTTGCAGCTTGTGTAAAAAACTGTACTTTGGGTAATTGATTAATCATAAACCTAAACTGAGTCGGACTTGTATAATCCAACTTGTCTGGTTGTCTGTTCAATGGTGAAGTTTCTGTTGCCATAGTACTATTTATAACAAAAAAAAGAGGGGTTTCCCCCTCTTTTTTGGTTGGTTCGTTTTCTTACATTAAGTTAGAAACTTTAACTTTTCTGTAGTACTTGTTGGTTGCAGATGAGATTGAAATCGCACCATCAGCACCAGCAGCTACTGTGCCAGTGTGGAATGGGTTTGCAGCGATACCATATCTTGTCTTGAAACCAATTTTTGGTTGAAAGCTATTCTCGCCAACTGCTCTTACCATCTGTAGTGGTACATATGGGCAGTAGAACATTCCAGCATCGTATGGTGAAGTTCCCTTATAACCTACAACGTAGTATTGTGATGCAGATACGTTAGCAGCATATGGGTCTACATATACTTTATATCTACCATTCATAACACCAGCAAATGTTGTTGTTGTATCATCAACATTCAAGTTGTTGTTAAGTGCAGGAGTGTAATCTAGAACACCAGCCATCTGAAGTGCGGAAGCAACATCAGCTGAACATAGGATCATATTACCTTTTCCTCTACGAGTCTGTTGACCGATAGCGTTAGCATCTCTCTCAATCGCAAACATTAGACCTTTGAATTTCTCAACTGACCAACGACCATTTGAGTCTGTGTCTAGGTCAAAGATACCAGCAGTAGTTGTATTTACCTGTGCACCTTTTACAGCGGATACATAGATGTTTCTTACAACTTCTCTGTTAATCTCTGCAAGAATTTCAGCAGATAATATGTTTGCAAGTTCTGTTTCAGCGTCTAAACCATGAATTGCTTTTAAGTCTTGAGCAAGTTCCATAGTATATTCTGCTTTTAGAGCTCTTGTTACAGCAGTAACAGTATGTTTCTCAATACTGAAAGCCATCTCACCGAAAGCATTTGTACCAGAGTCACCTAATGCTTCACCTTGTAGTGAAGTCATACCAGTTGCACTAGTGTATGTTCCAGCAGGACTGTCGTTTAATACAGCAGGATTAGTTTCTGTTGCACCAACATCACCACCACCGATTGTACCAGCAGCGTTTTGGTTAGATGCATCTGCATTACCAGGCATTGCCTCGTCTGCAAGTGCTTCTGCACCATCCATAGATGCAAATCTTGCTCTCATTGCAAAGATAAGACCTGTTGGGCCAGTCATAGGTTGTACACCACAGATGTCATATGCGATAAGATTAGGCATAGAACGTCTAACTAATGAGATTAAAATTGGATCCCATGTGTCTAATGCACCATTACCACCAACAAATGATGTTGGAGCTGTTTCTGTTAAGAAGTTTTTGTCTTCTCTTAGAGCCTTTTCTTGGTTTTCTAAGATGATTGTAGTGACGGCACGCCTGTAACTATCCTTGATTTCTGGTAAATCAGGGTGTTGAAGGACTGGCGACCACTTTTCTTGTAGATGTTCTGTTTGAAACATTAGTTTCTCCTTTTTAATTTCTACTATTTATAAAATTGTTATTTTGCACTATTAACTGTTCGACCAATAGCGGACATATATGCTGCCATTGAGTCAGAAGTGTCAATGTCCTGTGCGATACCAGTTTCTACATCATCAATTGCTTCAGTCACAACTGGAGCACTCTTTGGGAAATAACTTTCCTTTAAAGTACCTAGTTTCTCACGATAAGATTCTTCAGTAGTAAAATCTACATCTTCGATAAGTGACTTAAACTTTTCAATCTCTGTTTCAGCCAAGTCAGAAGAAAGTACTGACAAGACTTGTTCCTTTACTAGTGTAGCATTAACAGACTTGGACTGGATTTGCTCTTCCATCATTTCGTTAATTCTACCTTCTAGTTCTGAAATTTTTTCAGATTGTGCTTCTAGCACATCATATTTTTCATCTGGAACATCAACATAGTGGTCTTCAAACAATTGTTTTAAACCAGAGATAAAGTCTTCAGCGATTTCGCCTTTTAAGCCTCTTTCGATAGCTAACTCGTTCTCTTTCATCCATTCTTCAACAACATAGTTAAGATATGTGTCAACTTTTTCAGTTAACTCACCCTTAGTTGTGTTTATATTTTCTTCCAGTTCAGATTTATATTCGTCTTCCATTCTTTCAACTTCGGAACGAACTTTAGATTTAACGGCAGCTTCAAATACTGTTGCAGCTTTACGTTTAAATTCTTCGGAAAGGTCACCCTCACCATTCATTAATGCATTTACGTGCTCAGATACGTCAATGGTTTTCAAACGATTCTCAACAGATTCTTTTTTAACTTTTTCTTCTGCTGTTTCTTCTTTGTCCATATTATCCTTCATATATGAAGCATACATAGATTCCATTTCGCCCTTTTTCATTTTCTTCATAGCATTAATCATATTATCTTGCATTTCTGATTTAGTCATTTTCTTCATGTCCATTTCCATTTTGTCCATTTCTGAAATAACTTCATCACCTTCTGCTTCAAATCCAGCAGCGAGAGGTTTTGCAGTTTTAGACATACCATCATTTGGTGTATCCATAGAGTCTTGTTTACCTTGACTCTTTTGTTGTGCATCTCCACCAATTGCTTTTGCTTTTGCAGCAAGTTTCTTTGCAGCTGCATCTTTTTGTGTTGGTGAAACTACAGGGTTTCCTGTATCTTGGACTTCTGCATCCGACTTATCCATAGGGTCTGCTTTACCAGCTGATTTCATAGGAGCATCTGCACCATTAGCTTCTTCAAGCTCACTAAGTACTTCTGCCTCTAATTCCTCAATGGTTTTATCTAATTCATTTGCCATGGGATTTTGCTCCTTTTAAATGTTTATACAAGTTATTTATAAATTATAACTTTTGAAGAAATCGTGCAAACTCTAAACTATCCGCTGCAGAATTATTAGTTCTGTGATTTTCTTCTATGTTATCTTTGATTTGTTGAACTTCGGCTTCTTGTATCAATCCATTGTTCCAAATCCACTCTTTACCCTCCATAATACCCTCAACAAATGCGTTGGGAGCAGATGGGTCTGCAACTATATCAGCTGCAGTTGCGAGGTAAAAGTCTTTTCTCACTACGTTTGCACCATTCTTCTGGTCTAAACTTCCCATGCCTCTAGATGATACACCTAATTTTGCACCATCATCCATCAAAGACTTTACAATCTCACCCATAGGGGTTGAAAGTATCTTTGCTTCTCCGATAAAATTATTACCTTCTG